TCAGTAAGGCAATTGATCCTAAGACTGATGCAACTAGGGTTGCTAATTCAGCTGCAACCATTACCGGACTTTGCCGTAACGCTCATAATTTGGGTTAAGCCAGTTAATGATGCTAGGCAAGACTGATACTAGAGCGGCATTTGCAATCGCATTGAGGTCGAATCCCACCGCTAGGTAAGTCGCTAGTGCTGTCGCTAGAAATGTCTTTGCCCAGCTTTCGGCCATCTTTTTTAGGTCGCTCATTCTTGTCTCCTTCTAGATCAAAGTAACTGCTGTCTTTATCTCCCAAAGTTGTAAAGCTAATATGGAAATGCGAACGATGCGGATTAGGGCCTGAGTATTTACGCCGCTTCCAGCCCAGTATTGGGCTCATAATCTTGCCATCGTAGATAATATATTTGATGCGCTTATCGCCTCTCTTGGCGCACTTACGAATTTTCTCAACCAATGCATAAGCTTCTTCTTTATGCGCTGCTAGGTCAGAATCAATATCTATAGCTCTAACGATTCCATTTGCTGGTATATGGTCAGAATTCCCTTTAGCAATGTGCCGAGCATCAGCAATCCAGCCATCAGACTTCCTATCGCGATCAGGATAATCGTCATCGATTTGCTCTCGAAGTTGGACGCCAGCCGCACATAGTCTCGTCATTATCTTGAGGGATTGTGCTATGAGATTAGGGCTGTAATTTCATCATCGGTAAAACCTAACTCTTTAAGTTTGGCTAAACCTTGCTGACGATTCAGCACTCTAATCTCTTGATCCGTTGGGCCAGCTATGTGAGCTTCAATGGCTGCTTCTAATTCTGCCTCGGTTACAGTTGAGTTATCGGCTGGCTTTATGATTTTTGCGGCAGGGTTATTAAAATCGCCACATAAACCTTGCCCGCCAAGTTCTTGATCTAATTGCGATAAATTAATTTCTTTTGCAGTTATTGCCATTTTAAGACCCCAAATCTATTACGCAGATTTCTCTGTCAATGTATGCACCTAATGTAGCTGAACATCTATATTTTGCAGTAAATGTATTTGAGCCAGCAGTTAATGTGTCTAATCTTGTAACCGCTGATGCTCTAGCATCGTTATTTGCGCTATCATCTCTAACTATATTAGCGTAAAGATCACTTGCTGCTATTGTTGTTGCGCCACTCACCGCAAAACTCATATAACCTAATTGATTTACAGCTGGAAATTGCAAAGCAGTAACGATAACTAATGCTTTTGTTCCAGTTGTTAAAGTCACTGCTGGTCCAACAGTTGCTAAATCTGTGTAAGTTGTGGAACTGGTGTTTTGATTTGTATTAACTCTAGCACTAGCACTTGCTGGACTTGCACTAGCAGCAGTTGCCCACTCTGGAGCAGTTGCACCTGAATTGACTCTCAGCACTTGTCCAGCAGTTCCTATTGGCAAAGCAGTATTTACATTGGCAGTTGCTGATCTATAAGCAAGTGCGCCAGTAGTTGTCTGCGGGTTTAAGTTCTTTGTCGTTGTATCGACTGAGCTTCCCAATGTGCGAATTGCAGCTGCGCCATCCTTGACGAGATCAGTATCGTCAGGAGTGTCCCAGCCATAATTAGTAGTCGTTGCCATTTAGTCTCCTATGCCACAATTGTAGCGTTATACCATTCTAGTAATGGGTTTATTGTATTCCAACTCTCTACCGCTGGGACTGAGTTCCAACGAAACGCTTGAAGGCTAAAAGCTATAGGCGATAGGTTCATAGTTAGGTCTAGGCGATTGAGCCCTGCAGTCCAAGTCCAACCCTCGACAAATCCTTGAAACTCTCCATTGGTCATATTGGTTGGCAGATTAGTGATATTTAATGGCATACCCATAAATACATTTAAAAGACTATCTCGGTCGGCATTATCAATCTCTGGATTGGCCGTAGTAAAAGTTATTTGTCTTAGGGCAAATTGAGGATAAGCGCGGATAAGTAGATAGAAGGCTGCTTGGGCTTCGGCATCGTGACTGTGGCGAAGGGTTGTAGAAATTGTGGTAGCTAGTTGGCCGTAAAGGGATATAGAGGCTGCATCTTCATCTGTCACTGATGCGCTGCCAATGCCATAGCCGACTGTAATTGCGTTGCGGACATCTCCAGCGCGCTTGACTATTGAAAGAGCTGGGCCAATGGCGTGATTGCCATCAAGATCAACATAGCCGTTAGTCGCTAGATATTGGCTTCGGTGTGTTGAATCGGCATACCCAATACGGCCCTGAGCATCCTCATATAAATAACCTAAACCGCTAGTGGCATACCGAGAAGCTAGATTATAAACTGTGTCGTTAAGGCCAGTCTCAGAATGCAACTCATAATCGCCAGGAGTGTCTATCTCGCCTAGTCCGCTATTTTCTGCATCCTGCCATTGAGTAGTTGCGTCATAATCGTTCCAAGCCTCTGCCGCTGGCACTTCATTCCATTGGTCAAATAATACGCCGCTAAGCAATTCCTCAATGCGTTCTCCATCAAATTGATGGGCAAAGTTGCCAGTATAAACTGCCCTAGCAAGTCGCGCTAAAGCTCCTACTGCAACGATTCTAATCTGCTGGCTCGTAGCTGTCGATCCTGAAGTCTGGACTGTAATACCTAAGTCAGTAATAAAGCCGCCAAAGAGATTGACATAATCGCCATTAGAGTCTTGGACTTCTATTGTTACTGCGTCATTTACTTCATATGGAACTGCAGCTTCAGCTGTCTCTATAAGACTTAAATTGCAGTAACCAGCAATCGGCTGCTGATAAATGTCGGTGCGACCCGAGGTAATAGTTAAGCCGCTTAGGGTTGCGCTAGTAACTGTAACGCCATCAACCTTGACTCTATAGACTGGATTCCAGAGGGTCATTGCGCTACTAGACCGCCAAGTATTGCGCCCCCACCGCCGTTGCGAGCGTTGCTAGTGTTTAATGCTAATACTACGGCCCGAGTAAATCCTTCTTCATCAATAGCGCTTGGGGCATTAACATTAATAACGAAATTGCCGCGCTCATCTCCGCGTCTAGCAGCTGCTGCATCAAAGCTAGAAGGGATGGCATTACCGCTTGGAACTATTGTTGATGGGGCAGTAACCAATGATGGTGACGCAACGGAAGGACTAACGACCTTAGGTTTTGCAGGTGTGACTGGAGTAATTGTTACTGATGGCGTAGTTGTGACCTTTGGAGTTATAACGACACCAGATGGCAAAGACGCGGCTGCAACTGTGTTTGACGATTTTGTTCCTGCATCAAAATCTACCTTAGGTATTGTTTTGATATCAGGCCCAGATTTAATTAGATTTAATCCGCGAATAACGGCATTTATACCAGTTATTGCTGCGTTTATGATTGGCTCAAGAGCGTTTAACGCGAAGGCTACTGCGCTGACAATTCCAGAAGCAACTTTGCCAATAATTTTAATAGTATCTGCAAAACCACCAGCTAAGAATGGAACTAAAGTATCTTTGGCAAAATTGTATAATCCCCTAAAAGTGTCCTCATTTTCTTTGACCGATTTAATAACTGGATCGATAGCATTTTTCTTGAAGCGCTCAAAAGCTGGGATGGCAGTATCTGTTATGAAAGTCAGCAGCTTCTCAATGATAGGCAATAAAGCTGTTCCGACACTTTCCTTCGCTTCATCAAATGTGACTTTTAATCTTGCAATTCTGCCCTCAAAAGTATTAGCTTTTACTGTAGCTGCGCCACCAAAGGTATCGGCTAATTGTTTAACTGTTCCTTCTAATCCTAAGGTCTTTATTTCGGCAGCAGATAAACCAACGCCTAAACGAGTAAGAGCGCCAGTATTGCCTTCATAAGCTTTACCTAAAGCATTCGATACTGCCTCAACACTTTTACCAGTAGCAGCTGAAATATCTAAAGCTAGGTTCAATAAATCTTGAGACTCGGTTACTGATCCTGTAGCAGTTGCTAGGCGCTGAAGCGCTGGACGCAATTGGTCATCAGCAACGCCAGTAGCCAAAGAAGTTTTGAGAATCTGCTCCTCTACTGCTGCAATCTGAGCCTCGGTCGCACCAGTGACATTCTGTAAGGCATTTGCTAAGCGCTTTTGGGCTGCCTCATCTTCAATAGCTGCCTTAACGCCATCAACGGCTAACTTAACTGCATAGGCCGCTGCTGCTGCAGCTGCTGCTGCGAATGCGGCTGCTGCAACCTTGCCAAACTTTTCTAACTTACCGCCAAAACCTTCAACCTCTTTGGAGCCAGTATCAAGATTTTTCTTGAGATTATCTACATCGGCAAGAATTGAGAGCTTGAGTGTTCTACTGCCAGCCATTACTTATCCCACTCTTTCAATATCTGCGAAAATGCTTCTTGCCATCTCTTAATCAATTCAGGCTGAATCTTACGAAGGGTTGGGTAGATAAAGTAGCCAGCGTTTCCGCGACCTTTCGTTGGTGTTCTTCTTGGGAACTGACGCAAGCGATTAGATCCAAATTCATAACCTGCCCAGAGTTTTTGTGTGCTACCGCCACCAGAAAAGCGCTGACTTGCAAAGCCGTAAGAGAACTCTCCGATTTTGGAACTGGCCGAGACTTTAACGCCTGTTGCAATTCTTCTAACTGCTTCTTGACCAAAAGTCCTTGTGAGTGCATAGGCTTTGATTTCGTTTGCTGCATAAGTAGCCAGCGCGCTAGATTCTTGTTTAGCTTGGCTAACGGCTTCATCATCCATCGCTTTGAAAGCGGTAATGATTGAGCGGAGCTCGCGCTTGTCATAGCTGATTGGTAACTCATCTGCCACCGCTACGCTCCTTTAATATATCTATGGCCGTTAATACTTGGTCTATATCTGTCCAGTAAGGCATTGGAATCCCAGTTGCGATAGCAATCTCGATTATTAGTCGGTTGATGCTTCCGGGGTCGTAACTTTTGGGCTTTCATCTCCAATCGTCATTTCCTCAACTGTCAGCTCCCAAATCTCTTGGGACTTGGTTGGCTTCCCTGCTGCTTCGCGCTTATACGCAAAGTAAGCAAGATCTAAGAAGTCCGCTTGCTGATAAGCCGAAATATCCTTCATCGAATAAATCGACTTACCAGTTTTGCGTTCCCACTTAGCCCATTCTGGCAAGCCAGCCTGATAAGTAACTGATTCGCCTGAGCTGTATTTAATTGTGATTGATATTTTCATAGCTCCCGATGCTCCGATCTCTTAGGTAAAGGACTCCGCT